CTCATCGGCATACCACTGTGTCTTAGCGTGTTGCTAGAACACCATCCTAAATTAATTAGAATGGATACTAACAAGAAAACAACACTGCTGGCCCTTGATCTACTCAATGTGCCACAGTTACTGCGGCCTCATTGGATCATGATTCATGATACCTTTGAGAAGTGGATCAGAAATGAAGGTAATCAGGGTATGAAACGCTCTAAAGAGGTGTTTCAGTATACTCTGAGTTACCTATTAGGGGAAAATCCAAAGTTACCTACGTGGTTATCAATCTCACGTAGGAACAATAACATCCCCCTAATTCTGGAAGGCGTCTGGACGTGGGTGTGTGAAAACCCCCGTTCAGGATTGACATTACTTCGGTACAGTGACTTATTTGTCGCCGTACTCGATGATGCCAATTGCCTTGATGCATTGAAGCCCATTGTGGCTCAAGACCAACGCCCAGAAGGTAGAGTGTATGATAAATACATCCTATCTATGGCCGAACGTTTTGCGGTCGGACAACTACAGGTCGAGACTGGCTCGGTCCCAATGTTTACAAAGGGACCAAACGGGATCTCAATCTTATCTGTACACAAGGATAGTGTTGCACTATCCCATGAACGGATTCTAACCCCAGTGATGGAGTTAGGTAGCCGAATTGCATCTATTACACCTGGCATAGCTATGTCGGATGTAATAACAGACATTGTGAGCAATTTTGGTGGGGATGATAACCCCCTCCATTACCGCTCAGGCCGTGTCGTCTTCTTACCTGAGAAATCAGGTAAGATTAGAGTTATTGCTCAGGGTGATTATATCACCCAGACAGTACTCAAGCCAATCCACGATACCCTCTCGGGTATCCTGCGTAGGATTCCAGAAGACTGGACCTACGATCAGGAAGGTGGAAAAGAGTGGGTACGTAGGAAGACAGCCACTGCAAAGTGGTGTGCGTCCTATGACCTTTCGAATGCAACCGATCGTCTGCCATTGGATTTACAGGCAGAGATCATGGATCGAGTTCTCCCAGGGAACCTTGGAGGCCTTTGGGCCCAGGTACTTGGAGACCGACACTTCGAGTACACCTTACCTTCAAAAAGGAAGGGTTATGTACTCTACAGTGTTGGACAGCCGATGGGATTTTACTCATCGTTTGTCTCGTTTGCCCTACTGCACCACTTGGTGGTACAGTCAGCATTTGAGATTGCACATGGAAGACCTGGTCGTGAGTTCTATGCCATCATTGGTGATGACATGGTAATCTTCGATCAGGCCGCGGGTCGTGTCTACCTAGACATAATCGCGTCTATTGGTGGTGTGGTTAACCTTGCCAAAAGCAGGATCTCTACATCTAGGGACAACATCATTGCCGAGTTTGCAAAAGCATACTTCAAAAATGGTGTTGAAATAACTCCCTTCTCCCTCCGGGAAATGCGGTCCAGTCTATCTAATTGGGCTAATGTACCCAACATGGTAAACAGGTTGCGAATCCGCCTCGGGAGAGTCATTCACGCTAAGACTCTGAAACTTTTGTTTCAGAGATACTGGCCGAATGAAGCCAATAGTCTCATGCAGCTTCTCGAAGTCCCAGTTGTACTGGGTGGGTTCGGGAAACCGGGTCACCTGCCACTGGCGAAGGTTCTTCGTGGAAACACCAATTGTTTCCGTAGATACCTTGCTTATCGGGCATTGGAAGCTTATTCTGTTGTCGTCAACATCTCTGATGACGATATCAGTAAAGCAACCAATAACATTAATGACCGGAGAAGATTGAGGATGGCTTTGCAGCCTTTCCTGAGTCTCCTCCGTGATCGTCAAGCATCGATTGGGATACCTTCTGTAGTTACAACCAGGCGTGGATTCCTGGATTGGTCGCTACGAGAAGATGTTCCACTCTCTTCCTTGATTAGTCTGGTGACTCTTATGACTAAAGAGTTGCCTACATCCCTTCGTGAGAAGGTTCGGCGCCCCTCTGTCATGTGGGTGCGTGCTTTGGCTGATGACAAGAAAGCATCAACCGCAGCTCAAGATTCTG